TATTGTAAAGGTAGGTGATATTGCTCAACCCACGCCTCAAGCAGGAAAGTCGCGAAAGACCTATCCACGTGGAATTCTCAAGGGTGGAAAGACACAGAAGATTTCACCCGTCCGTGATCCTGCAAAGCCGCCGCCTATCAACCCAAAGAAGAAGACCCTTCGCATTCTCACTGAAAAGGGAGCTGAAAAACGCAGACGTCGTATCAAGAAGACTGTTCGTTCTATGCCCGATGGTAAGGTTCGTGCCGTTCTTCGTGCATCGGGATTGCCTGTTTCTGACAAGACACCTACTCACATTGCCAAGGAGATTCTAGAAGGCGGCATGGAAGCAGGTATGATTGTCGTCAAGTAATACAAATGACTGCCATATGGGGTCCATTAGGATGGATGACATTGCATTCAGTTGCAACATCCTATTCTGAAGTCCCAAGTCGTGAAGAGAAGCAATTGATTTCGACTTGGTTAGATATGTTCCGCGATACGATTACGTGTCCATATTGCAAGGAGCATTTCACAGATATGTTGGCTGCCTATCGCAGGCAGTATCCAAATATACTCGATTCTCGCCAGAACTTTACGATTGCCACATTTCGGATGCATAATGCAGTGAATCGTCGTTTGAAGAAGCCCGTGTATGGAAGTGTAGATGAATGTATGGAGGTCTTGAGAAACAACATCAAGAGTAAAACTGCAGAGACGTATCGTGTTTCCTACAACAACCACATCATGCGATTCTGGAGAACCCAGCAAGATACGGCAGGAATTGTTGCACTTAAAAAGGTGCTTGAAATGAAAAAGATTGAATTGGAATACATTCGTTACAAGGATACCAAATTTGATGTAGTCATTCAACCCGATGTTGTCATTTTGCCATCCGATGCAATGACACTTCAGAAGCAGGAAGCTCCCTCAACTCCTAGGATTGGCATCGCACCACGGGTTGGATTGGTGTTGGGACCAGGTGGATTTCGCTTACGGAGGTGAGCTGTCCGCATGGCAATGACATATATGGATCACATTCCCATGCAAATCGCTTCATGAAAGGATGCCGAGTATCACGTTGCTCGTCGTAAAGCTCATCTGGATGAACCGAACTCAATCCGGTAGCAGTCAAAGAGTGAGAAGGCAATATAAATCGCAATTGGTCTTCAACTGTAAATTTGGGTTCAGGATGTTCCCATGTAAACTCAGCGAAGATTTCATAATCATTCAATACAGTCATTAATGGTGCTTCTGGATAGGGATAATACCATTCCCAGTCCAGAACTTCCGATGTCTTGAAGTAGTGCATTGTCCATGCAAATGTCTTCCAGAACGCACGCACAACAGGCTCCCAGTCGAGAACACCATCCATCAGATGACATGCATATCGTTGCTCCAAAGCATGACCATCTGCTGCCACAATTCTACGATCCGATTCCTTGGCTCTCTTGAGAAACACCTTTAACTCATCCTTGTGTGCAGTGTCCTTGTCTGCATAAAACAGAGCACGCGCATATCCGTCTTCTCGTAGCGAAAACATTGGAAGATTTGGCATGAAATCATTCCCAAAGCACATGATAGACATTCGCAGATACTGCTCTACATCCAGTGGCAACACCGCCTTCAATCCGGACACAGAGAATGTGCTAAATCCTTCGTCTTGCTTTTCACGGAGCAGGCGAATATCACCAACATCGCTCTGTGCAAGTGCAATCAACACCAAATCTGCATCTAGCCCATAAATACAGATGTTACGTCTTTCGTTCTCTGGAAGAGTTCGTAACCAGAGGAATATTTTGTGTTCACCCTCGCCACGTTCCAGAGTATCCGAGATGATAACATCTGGAAAGATGAATCGTAGTGTCTTTGCTAACTCCTTCATATACGGCGTTCCAGGAGAAATCTGATGCTTATCAAAATCCTCTGTCTTGTCAGCTCTACGAAAGCGACGATACCTTTGTTGCACCATCTTTGCCATGGGCACCAAACCATCAAATGCAATATAGACCTTCTTGGCTTGCACTACGTTGGTCAATAATTCATGTAACGCAACCACTATGCTTCCTATTGGATTGGATGCCTTGAGATACGTATGAATGAAGCAATTGAAATCAATTCCAAGAACATCTGCTTCGACTCGTGTCACATCCTTTTGAATGTGCTTATGCGACTTGATGAGTGAAGCTACGTAATACGGAATCCCCATGAATACTTATAGGTATGTTTGGTCAAAGTTGTTTCCTTTTTATTCAACAAATGTGGGTTTGGTTATTGCTGCTTGGATTGATTGTATTCTTCATGTACATGGTCAATCCATTCAAGAAGGCAAGTGCGGGTGGCTGTAATACGTGTGCAAAGAAGAATGTGAGCATAGAACAAAATGGATTCTGAATATAAGGCACCTGTATTTACCACTGAAAGCGAAGGTGGTGCAAAGGTGTGTCCTCCTGGCAAGATTCGTAGGATTGGATACACTGCAAAGCGTCGTGGTCGTACGTTTCGTGTCAAGTCATCATGTATCAAGGACAGGGGTGCACCCGGTCGTTGGCAAACGGTCAAGGGCATCCTCGGTATTGGCAAGTTGAAGCGTGGTGTGTTGCGTTCGTTGGGGTATGACCACAGCAACTCAGCTTCGAGTCGCCATGCTGCGTTAGACAAGGCCGTTCGTAGGTATGGTCGCAAGAGCACCATCCGAAAGTTGAATGCTATTTCCACCTACACCAAGCGGACAATCCCTTCTGCATCTCGTATCTACAAGACCGACATGCACTATGTCCAAAAGAAGTATTGAGAAGTAAGTAAATGGCCAAGAAATTTACCATTCCCATTTGGGTGTATTTCCTTCTCGCGATCGTTATTTTAGGAATTGTCATGTCACCAATGGTGTCGTCTTCCATGGGCTGCCCTGGAAGCCAGATGTATTGCCCCGGGGTAGGGTGTGTATCAGGACAAGACAAGTGCTTTCCTGGTGCCGTTGGAGGTGCCACCAAGGTGTTCTCTTCTGTGGAGAACTTTGTAAATAAGCAGTGTCCCGATGGCACTCGTTCCGATGGACCTTGCTTAATGGACTTTTAGCGACGCGTTTTTTTCTCGTGACACTTAACAAAAATGTGGGGCTATATCTTGACGACCGCTGTTCTTTTCTTCCTGCTGACTCCTGGCGTGCTGGTGTCCCTGCCTCCTGGTGGCACCAAGCTGACTGTCGCCGCCACCCACGCCATTGTGTTCGCCCTGGCTCACAAGTGGCTGCAGCACGGTGGTCTGCGCCTGTTTTAAAGCGGCTAAAGCATCCGAGCATCCCGCTCGATTAACTTTGTCTCCATCTTCTCAGGATTGAAGAACTCCTGAACAACCTTCTCTACCGTAGATTTCTCAAAGGTCTTGCATGAGAAAACATCTAGGTACATGTCGTTGGTCTCTTCCACGAAATGTGCACAGATATTCGACGTCTCAATCAACTGGACAAGTGTATAGCCTTTCTTGTTTCCAGTTCCAAACATAACGACCTGCGGCTCACCGTAGGCAACCATATCAATGTCCTTCACCAGCTTCTTCGTGAAACCACGAATGATATGTTGAGACCGAATTGCAGGAGCCAGACAGTTCTTTGCGTTGACAATCAAGTGATACCCCCACATTTGAATTTACTTATACCGGTTTGTGAAAACGGAAGTTGATGAACGTTACCATAAAACAGCATGCGAAACGAGGTGCAACGCCATGGTCTTTGTTGGGAAAAGGAGGTATGTCTCATTCATGGGATGGAAGAGACAGTTTCCTATACCAACAAGATAGACTTGCCTGCCCGTTTCAATCGTTTGGATGGAATTGACAAGTCCATCAAGACAACTGGGAAGAAAGGGATGGTGTGTATGGGAGACTGCAAACGTCTCTATACAGCCGTTAGCAGTGAAAGTCGATTCCATATGATTGTTATTATGTTTGAACAAGTTGGAAACACAAAGAAACTTGTTGAAATTGTTGAGTTGGATTTAACATCTTCTCGCGAATCCCTATTTGGCGATCTTACACTAGAGGAGATTGAATCTCTTGACCGAGTGGTAAAGGCGGTTCCTCAAAAGAGAAGGCCAACTCCAGAAGAGCACAAACACATGTATTCGATTCGAGATGAACTACAGAAAAAGTCAGGTGCGATTCACCTTGACATAAAATGTGATAGCAAACAAAGTCGTCTTCAATGTTCATTCAATCGATTTCAAGCATTTCTTGAGAAAAATCCAGAGAGAATTGTTGCAAGAAGTGCGACAAACGAATTTCGTGGAGGAAGGGTGTCTATGGAGATACAATCATCTAGACGCGTGTTTCGGTCTCGAGAATCGAATTGATGACTGAATTTATCTCCGATTTTGAAAGACTACGAGGACCTACTGTGTTACTGGGAAACACGTGATTGTTTATTTTTTGAATGATGCTATCCATATGGTTTCTAACGCTTTCCGGCAAGTCCTCCTACTCGACGAAATGCAATATCGTAATTCTCCTTTACATAATCAAACCCAATCGGTAGAATCTTTTGCTCTGGATTTCTAATATTAGTCTTCTTCTGCCATATCTGAAACACACATGGAACATCGTGCGGTAAACCATTGATGATAAACGCATTCTTTTCAATCTCTTCAGAGTGTATGCAATGGAAGTATTTGTCAAATGCGTTTGACATACTTGGCTTCGTAAAAGACTTGGGGAGAATGAATGCAATGACATCTGCAAAGCTACAACTCTTTGTAATGAAAGCCTTTGCAAGAGCAGACTGTCGTCCGAATGGCGGATTTCCAACGACCAATACCTTTTTATCTCTTGGACTCCATTGAAAATTCAAGTAGTCTTGTTGGACAATATCTGGAGATTTGGGCTCAATATCCATTCCAATCTTCTCACAGGAATCCGGTATATTGTGAAGAAATGAACCATTTCCTGCAGAAGGTTCCAACCACACATACTGTAAAGATTCTGGAAGAGTTGCCATGAGAGTGTCTATGCAGTGTTTTGCGATCGTTTCTCGTGTGTAGAACTGGTCTTTTGTATTTGTTCTGAACTTTCCAGTATCTTGCATGCGACTTGTTGTCTTACGTTAAGTAGTTTCGTTTTTACACGTATGAAAACGGATTGTATTTCACTTGTAAATCTAAATTTACATGGAGGAACTCTATGTATTACAGCTTCAGAACGGCAACTATTATGTTGGTAAGACAACCGATTTTGATAGACGATATCAGGAACACAAGTCAGGAAGAGGTTCGTCTTGGACATCGTTGCACAAACCAGTGAAGATTCTTGAATTGCGACCGTTAAAGGATGAACATGACGAGAACAATACAACCAAAGAATATATGAAGAAGTATGGAATTGATAATGTTCGAGGTGGTTCCTATACACAAACAGAATTACCTCAACATTACAAGACAACACTCGAAGCAGAGATACGCGGGAACACAAACGCGTGTTTCAAATGTGGGTTGCAAGGTCATTTTGCCAAGGAATGTCATGTAACAGTTCGTGTGAAGAAACCGGATGCACATGCGAGATTACAAGAGTATGCAGAATACTTGGCTGAAAAGTATCTTACAATTTGTGATGAATGTGATTCCGATCCTTGTCAATGCAAAAAGTCGTATGGGCGAAATACGTGTTATCGATGTGGTAGGAAAGGGCATTGGGCAGATGATTGTTACGCAACATATCATGCAAAAGGATATGAAATTGAGGATGATTAAAAACGGATTTATAAACTACATATTCTGTATTTTTAACCATGGATTCTACAGGGCTTTTCGATAAAATGACAGGCGAGCAAATTCGTGCAGTTAAAAGAGACGGAACGTGGTATTTCTTGAATTCGTGGGATATTAAGCGATTTGAACGGTCAAGTGTTTCAGGAGAGAAGATGATTAACGGACTTGGATTGGTCGAAAAGAAATTGTAAAACGGAATTCGCTTCTATATGTATTCTATTTTTCAATGAACATCTTTGCTACTCTTCGCTCTCGTCCTCCTCATCAGCGCGCGCATTTGATTCGACGCATTCGCAAGTATATCAATGATGATGGATTTGCGAGTATTCTGGAATCCATTGACGTGGAGGATACGGAAAGTATTCGGGAGGGTTGTCGGGCTTTGGATGTCTATATGAAGGTTCCGTATATTCGACCTCGTGTCATTGCGTGGTTGAAGGGGTATTGAAAACGGATTCTTACGGACAAAGGAATTGGGAATTATCTACAAAATGGAGCTTCTACCCTCTTACAACCGCGAATTTCTTCAGCAATATAAGAAGTATCATCAATATCACAGAGAAGTTCTAAATCTTTGTGGTCGTATTTTACAAGAAGCGTCTGGAGGTCATACGAAATACATATATTCATTGAAGGCAATGTTTCATCAGAATATGAAAAAGCAAGAGTGCGATGAGATTCTGGATTGGATGCTGAAGTTGTTGCGAAACAAGTTTCCAGATGTTGATATTGAATACAGAGAGGCAACAGATTTACGAGGAAATGTAGAAAAGGGAATTATTATTGATTGGTCTTAACAATGGCAGAATGTCCGATTTGTTATGAATGTATGAACACTCGAACAACAAAGAAACTAAAATGTGGCCATGCTTTTCACAAACATTGCATTGACCGATGGGCACAAGAACAATGTACTTGCCCCTATTGTCGTCAGAGATTTGGATTAACAAATGAAGAACGTGTTATGACATTTTTTGCTATTTTTCTTATCGTCTGGTATACCTACGTTTTCTTGTTGCTCGCAACTTACGTCTGAATGTCTTTCGTCCAGCAGTCTTCTTCTCGGGCATAGCACACTGGGCATCTGTCATCTTGGATACAATAGGTGTTCCATCTGCTCCACCCCTGAACTTCTTGACGCGTCGGGTCTTGCGTCTGCTCTGCTTTTTCTTCTTGCCACCAACCTTGTTCTTCTCATTGAATCGACGGCGGTATTCCTTGTATATATCTGGTTCATCTGCAAACATGTCTTTGATTTCATCTGGATGTAGCTTACCATTGCATTCAGGTTCGATTGGGCACTTCTCTTCGGTTCCACCCGAATTTTTCAAGATATCACGTATATCGGCTTTGCAAACCAATTGATGTGTAAACATACTTCCATCGGGTTGTTTATGAACAAACTCATAGGTCTGGTCGCAATCATCCAAAGAAATAGAACTTGTTCCTGGGCCTTTCTCAACTGGCATTGGATTCGGGTTCGGAAGATCTGGCGCCTCCGATGTATCGATAGATACAGACGGCAATCCACAGGGAATGTTGAACTTATTGGAAGCTCGGATATCACGTACCGTTTTTGGGGCACGGGTGCCTGCAGCTTTCCATGCTTCTTCAATCAACTCATCACGCACTTCTTTCGCCGGTCGTTTGTCTACATCTTCTTGTACCTGACAAATGTATCGCAAAAGCCCATCTACGCGACGAAGCTTCTCATCTGGACCACCTCCGCCTTCGAGAGGACACGAATCGGCTTTATATACATCCGCACCAGGTTTAAATGCTATAAGATTAGGACGCGTGGTTTCATTCGTATCCGTAAGCGGGAAGTGTCCATGACCATAACAATGTCTTCCACATACCGCACACCATACTACTTGACCCTCCGTGTTCTTATACAGGTTGTATAACCGTTCATGCCGTAATTCTCGCTTGCATATATGACTAAGATACTTACAACTTTTCTTTGTTACAGTTCCCCATTCTGTATACTCAAAACAAAATGGACAAAATGTTTTTGTATTCATTGAATCTTCATTCTCCACAATCGCATTGAAAAACTCAGCATCCGGTTGGGTATACCCTTTCCACATTTCAACAGGACCAACGGGCTGTCCGCCCAAGAGTGCCCTGATTTCTTCACTTGTTGCATACTCCAATGCTGTCTTTCCATTTTCATCTTCTATGGTTTTATTAGCGCCACGTTCCAAGAGAAGTTTTACTGATTCAATATGGGAATTTATAACTGCGTACATAAGTGCTGTTCGTCCGTCTTCATTTTGTACATTAATATTCGCACCCTTATCCAATAGAAGACGTACTATTTCTATCTCATGTTCATCTCCATACATAGCCTCTAATAAAGGAGTATCTTCATCTAGATTTTCTGCATTGACATCTGCACCTTTGTCGAGAAGCTTCTGAATAAACTCAATAGAATAATCATTTCGAATTGCAAGCATCAGTGGCGTATCGTCATTACCAGCATCGCTTGGATCGACCATATTGACATTAACATTTGGAACATCGATGAGGACTTCTGCTGCTTCTTCAAAGCCCATATTTATAGCAGTCGTAAGCAACGACCATTCGTAATTGGTAGTCTTCTGAATAAACTCTGTTTTTGCACCTTTGCTTAAAAGTAATTCGACTATATCAGACGGCTCATCGCTGACGTCTTCTGTAAGAGCAATATTCATCGGTGGAAATCCTTCGTTATTTTGAATATTTGGATCACCACCTTTGTTGAGTATATATTCGATGGCTGGTATATAATTGATTCTTACAGCTTCGTGAAGAGGTGTTGAACCAAATTCGTTTTGATGATTCACGTTAGGAGGTGTTGGAGCATCGAACAACAACTGAAGCCAATGGTCGCTGTCATAATCCGCGGCTCTACGTATTGCAAGAAAGAGGACTGGTTCACCATTCACGTCGTCAAGTTCTAAATTTGCACCTGCTTGAATGAGACGTTTGATAATCGATTCGATGTCTGTATCTGTATCGCTTTCGTATGCATACATAAGAGCCGTCATTCCTTCTACGTCTTGAGCATTTACATCTGCGCCTTTGTCAAGAAGGTCGGTTACAAATCGTTCGTCTTCTGATGTAACTGCTACCATAAGAGGTGTTAGATTTCTAGGAGTATCAGTATATCCTCCTTTCGGAACTGTCTTATTCACATCGGCTCCGAGCTCCAAAATCTTCTTGAATACATCATACTTGTTTTGTTGAATAGTATAGACCAACAGGGTATCACCCATATCTATATCGACATTGACATCTACTCCTTTATTCTTGATAATGTCTTCTACTTTGGGTAAATTATCCAATAGGATTGCTCGAATCAGCTCCTCCTTCTGCATTGTTGATTATACAGATGAAATAAACTCCCAATGCAAATACTCGCAAATCTTCTTCCAAATCAGATCATGTGCAATCAAACGGTCTCTGCTCTTGAGTAACGGGAAGAAGACCTTGTACTCATCAAGCTCCAATAATTCGAAGAACTTGTAGAGGATGTAGGAGTAGGATAGAAAGTTGGTTCTGTCGTTCGGGCAGTACAGCAGAAACGGTGCCTGAATCTCCTGAAACATTGCACGAATCTTCTCCTCAATCTCAGGAGTGATTGTCGGAGGTGGATTTCCATTGAGGCGCGAAAGGATGTGTGCCCTGTGTTCATAATACTTGCTCCTATTCAGTTTCTTTAAAATCTGTCGTATATCTTCCTCTGTTAAATCTGCAATGTTTGTAATGCGTCTCTTTCGGATTTCCAAAACAACCTCATTCATGACCTCGTCTGGAATGATTGTACTTTCCTTGGCCTGAAACTGATTTAAAATTTCGTTCAAATGATTGATCTTCTTGTAAGCATAATTGTTACGTTCCTTGGGTGGGTCTCGGAAACTTGGAAAATCGCTAACAACCAACGCATATTCCTCTGATCCACACTTGGGACACACCAAGATACCTTCCGATGTGATTTCCTCACGAGCTGTATTACACTGATTACAATGTTCTGTCATCTGCTGGACACATTCGGGTCCAGATGTCAGCTTCATTCTCTGGACATACTCATCAAACAACTGCTTCCTCGACATACCCGTATCGGTCGGAATTGCAGCAGCAAAGAACTTCATAAATGTATTCGTGTCTTTGGAGACAGGAGCATTTGTCAAAGAAGCTGTAGAATCCTGCTTCTTGTAATAATCATTCAGGATATCCATGTTCTTCAGGTAATAGTCTTCTACTGGATTAGCTTGCGCCAATTCAGTTTCAATTTCACGAACGCGTGTTTGTAACTGATTTGCCTTGACAATGTTATCCAAGTCATTGCTCGCATACAATTCGGAAATTTGACTGCGAAGAATCTCAACCTCATCCGTCATGCTTTTCTGCATCGTCTTCGAGTCCTTTAGATTCTGGATAATCTCTCGATGTAACGAGTCCAGTGTTCCTGTTGTCGCTGCCGTTCCTGAAGATTCTCGTATTTTTCTCACTCGGAACACGTCCATTTATAAACTCTTCAATCTGCCTCCTGAAAGTTGGATTGGTGAACATGCACGGACGCTGCTTCCTCACCGAGTGAATGAGTGCCTGTGGGTCTACGTCAAAGTTCTTGAGGACATACAGCAACGCAAGAGATGCACTACGATTGATACCTGCCTGACAATGCACGTACACAGTTCCATTTCCTTCACGCAAAAAACGTTTCATTGTATCCTCGAACTTAGGAAACCATGTATGCAGGTCACTTGTGATCTCATCCGTTGCCTCCATGCACGCATACCTGGTCGGATTTACAGCCCGGAACCAGCCCGGAGAATCTTCGTCAAAAGCACAATTAATAACATGTGTAATTTTATGT